TATGAGTCTATTAAAAGACCTGAATACCTTACTTGAACCCATTGGCATTCCCATTGAAACAGGTGTCTTTTCCAAGAAACCGCCTGATGAATACATCGTAATTACACCTATGTCAGATAGGTTGGACTTCTTTGCCGATAATCAGGCCCATTCTGTTATTGAGGAAGCACGGCTGTCTCTTTTTACGAAAAAGAATTACCAACCATTAAAAAAACAGCTAACAAAGATTCTTTTAAATGGAGATGTAACTATAACAGACCGACAATATATTGGGTTTGAAGATGATACAAAATATCATCATTATGCCATTGATGTCTTGAAAGAATATGAAATGGAGGAATATTAAATGGCAACAATCGGATTGGACCGTTTATTTTATGCCAAGATCACAGAAGATGAGAATGGTATTGAAACATATGGAACTCCAAAAATACTAGCGAAGGCCATGACCGCAGAACTCAGTGTTGAACTCATTGAAGCTATCCTTTATGCGGATGATGGCGCATCAGAAATTGTAAAGGAATTTAATAGTGGAACATTAACCCTTGGAATTGATGATATCGGCTCCATAGCAGCACAAGATTTAACAGGAAGTAAGATTGATAGCAACAATGTCGTGGTTTCAAGAAGTGAAGATGGTGGGAATCCTGTGGCAGTTGGGTTTCGTGCCAAGAAAGCGAATGGAAAGTATCGATACTTTTGGTTGTATCGAGTTATTTTTAGCATTCCTACAACGAACCTTACGACAAAAGGTGAATCAATTACGTTTAGTAGTCCCACCATAGAAGGTACCGTTTTTAGAAGAAATAAGCTGGACACTGAAAATAAACATCCATGGAAAGCGGAGGTCACAGAAGGGGACAATGGTGTAGCGCAAGAAACCATAACCAAATGGTTTAGTTCTGTATATGAGCCTGACTTTTCACCAGTAACTCCAGCAATTACGGTTACCGTGCAGCCCGCTGATTTAACAGAAGTAGTAGAAGGTAGCATTTCTGGCAGTTTATCGGTTGTTGCAAGCACGAATACTAGTTATCCTGTCACTTATCAGTGGTATGAAAATACAACCGATAGCACGACAGGTGGAACCGCTATTAATGGGGAAACGTCAGCGAGCTTTGATATCCCAACGAATCTTATTGCAGGAAGCTATTATTACTACTGCGTGTTGACTTCAGTTGGTGCTAGTGCTGTAAAAACGAACGTGGCTACGGTAACCGTATCGTAAAGGGGGATGAAGAACATTGGCAAATGAAAAAGTGGATCCTTCAACTCTAGATGTTGATTTTGCAGCTGAGGAAAGAAGTGCTGTGATTGAAATTGGGGATGTAGAATACAAGTTGATTTTAACCACGAAGGCGACAAAGGAAATTGCAAAAAGGTATGGTGGTCTTGAGAATCTTGGAACAAAGCTGATGAATTCAAAGGATTTTGAACTTGCTCTGGATGAAATTGTTTGGCTTATTACTCTACTAGCGAATCAGTCCATTCTGATTCATAATCTGAAAAATAAAGAGGATAAAAAAGAGCTATTGGCAGAGGAAGAAGTTGAATTATTGACTACTCCTTTTGAATTGGCAGAGTACAAGAATGCGATTATGGTTTCCATGTTGAAAGGCACAAAACGGCATATACAGAGTGAACCAGCAAAAAACGTGCAAGTCGGGTAAGCGATGAAGAGCTGTTTATCCGACTTATTTATTATGGAACCGCTCAGTTAAATCGTAGTGAAGAAGAAGTGTGGCTCATGCCGATGGGTTATTTAATGGATTTATGGGAATGTCATAAGCAGTTTATGGGAATTGCTAAGCCATTGATGGAAGTTTCGATTGATGATGTTATTCCTGTAGGGATATAGGATATATACTAGTGTTTGAAAAAAACTTCAAGCCCTAAAGTTGCTCTAAATCATTGGTAAATCAAGCCTTTTTCCCAGTCACAACACTAATCACAATACACAGTCACTGTCTTGACTTACAAAAAAGTGTTTGTGATACAATCCCAATAAAAGGGAAAGGGGTTGTAGTAATGGTGATTCCAAAGCTTGAGGATTTTGTGAAAGAGATTAAGCAATTGAAGGTGGATGCAAAAGAGTCTGGAGAAAGCAGTATCGAAATTTGTAGTGGCATACTTCATAAAATGATGGGAGATCATAAAGGGAAAAATGCTAGAATGGCAAGCTGCTGTAGAGCAATGTATAAAAGCATGAATCCTGGCGATGAAGTAGTTCAATTACCAAATCCAAAGGCTGGTAATACAGAGACAAAAGGATTTGGTTCTAGATTAATCATTAGGTACTATTTGTGATAAATCGTTAGGCACTCTTTTAAACGGGGTGTCTTTTTTATGCCCAAAAAGAGAGGAGGTGAAGTCGTGGCTGATAACTTTGGACTTCGAATCGGTGTGGAAGGCGAGAAGGACTTCAAAAATGCCTTGAGGGATATCAATCAAAATTTTAAGGTGTTAGGAAGTGAAATGAAACTTGTCACCGCCCAATTTGATCGGCAGGATCAATCCATTGAAGCATTAACTGCAAGAAACGGAGCACTTGCAAAGTCAGTTGATGCACAAAAGGATAAAATTAGTACATTAGAAGCGGCACTTAGAAACGCAGCAGATTCTTTTGGAGAGAATGATAGACGAACACAAAATTGGCAAATTCAACTGAATAACGCTAAGTCTGAACTGATGAAGATGGAGCGAGAACTTGAGAATAACAATCAAGCCATCCAAGAGTTGAATGAAGGATTCAATGATGCTGAAGGAGAAGTTGAGGAGTTTGCTGATGAAGTACAGAATGCAGCGGATCAGACTGAAGATGCTTCCGGTCGGTTCGAAAAGCTCGGTGGCGTCTTAAAAGGAATCGGTGCAACCATCGGAGCAGCTGTAGCTGCCATTGGAACTGCAGCGGTTGCCACAGGGGTCAGCTTGATAAAACTTGGTGATGAGTACAATATGGCTGTCAATCAGATTTCTGCCTCTACCGGTGCAACAGGTGCCGAACTTGAAGAGTTGGGAGAAATTGCTCAAAACGTGTACAAGCATAATTTTGGAGATAGCTTGGATGATGTCGCAGTAGGAATTTCAGAGGTACAAAAGATAACCGGACTCATGGGTGAAGAGCTAGAAAAAGCCACCGAGTCCGGTTTTGCTTTGAGGAAAACTTTTGACTTTGATATGCAAGAATCGGCTAGGGCAGCCAGTGCTCTTATGAAAAACTTTGGCATCTCTGCAGATGAAGCTTATAACATTATTGCCGTTGGTGCTCAAAACGGTGCCGATAAAAATGGCGATCTATTAGATACCTTGAATGAATATTCCGTTCAATATGCGTCACTTGGCCTTAGTGCGGATGAGTTTATTGCTAGTTTAGTAGCTGGGGCAGAGAGTGGTGCTTTCAGTATTGATAAGGTTGGGGATGCTGTTAAGGAATTTAATATCCGAGCCAAAGACGGCAGTAAGTCGAGTATGGAAGCCTTCACTGCACTTGGGCTTAATGCAGAAGAAATGACGAATAAGTTTGCCCAAGGTGGGGAAACAGCTAATGCTGCATTCTTTAATGTCATTCAAAAACTTCAAGAGATTGAAGATCCTCTTCTAAAAAACACAATTGGTGTGCAGTTGTTTGGTACACAGTTTGAAGATTTAGAAGCCAGTATACTACCAGTTCTTGGTGGGATAAAAGATAGTACCATCGCGAGTGGAGATGCATTGGCTCAAATAACAGAGGTCAAATACGATAACCTAACGGATGGAATTGAGGGTGTAAAACGTTCCTTACAAGGGGTGTTTCTACCAGCGGTAAGTGAAGTTTCTGCTGGAATTACGGACTTGTTTTCTGGCTTATCGAATGGGATTAATGAAGCGGATGGAGATTTTGAAAAAATTGCAGAAGTGATAGGAGAGACCGTTGCTGGTATAACAGAACTCATCACCGAGCAATTGCCTCAGTTCGTTACGTTGGGACTTCAAATTATTATGTCCTTAGTGGGTGCGATTGTAGAAAACCTTCCAATGATCATCGATTCAGCCATGCAAATTGTAACGACTCTACTTCAAGGGATTATCGAGGCTCTACCTCAAATCACAGAAGGGGCACTTTATCTTGTTCTTAGTTTGGTAGACGGTATTCTCGCTAACCTCCCTGCCTTAATCGAAGCTGCATTAACTATGGTTGTGACTCTAGCAACTGGGATTGGCGAGGCTTTACCTAACCTGATTCCATCCATTGTATCAGCGATTCTATTAATTGTGGAAACCATCATCAACAATCTCGACATGGTTTTGGAGGCGGCTTTTAAAATTATTGAAGGTTTAGCCGTAGGAATTATCAATGCTCTACCTAGACTCATAGAAGCATTGCCAGCTATTATTTCATCAATCATTAACTTTATTACTGGGAATCTACCTAAAATTGTTGAGTTGGGTATTTCACTGATCATTCAGTTGGCAGCGGGATTACTCCGGGCTATCCCTCAGCTTGTGGCGCAATTACCACAGATTATTTCTGCCATCATCGTTGGAATTGGAAAAGCGGCTGTTTCCATTGGACAAGTAGGGGTAAACATAGTTCAAGGACTTTGGAATGGGATTGCTTCCATGATTGGCTGGATAAAAGATAAGGTTAGTGGTTTTGTCGGTGGCATCGTCAGTAGTGTAAAAGGTGTGCTTGGGATTCGTTCACCTTCACGAGTTTTTGCTGGAATTGGTGAAAACATGGGTGAAGGGATTGGTGTTGGATTCTCTGATGCCATGAGCAATGTAGAAAAAGAAATGGAAGGCGCTATACCTACAGAATTTGATTTAAATATGGACAGCGTGGTTACTGGAGTTGAAGGCGGCAAGAGTGGTGCATCATTTGATATCACGATTCCATTAACGATTGATGGGAATGTGTTAACTCGTATTATTGCTCAACTACAATGGAACCAAAATACAGTAACCGTTAGAAACTTAGGAGTTGCTGGTTCGTAAAAGGAGGGCAGTTTGGTGATAGAAATTTATGCAGGAAACACGTTGATACAAACGATCCGTAAAGTGATGTCTGCGAATATAAGGGAAACGCTAGAAGGAGAGTTTACACTATCTTTTACGGTTCTAGCCAAGTCTGCCCTCGCTTTAAAAACAAAACAGCTGGCAAAGCTTAATGGTCAATATTTTGAGATTGTACAAATAGCGAAGTCGTTACAAGGTAGCCTTCCAGTCTGTTCTGTCACGTGTGAACATGTATCTTACATTTTAAATGATGAGATTTTTAATATAGATGCGTTTGATTTTACGGGAGATCCTGCGGCTGGATTAAATCAGCTATTATCAGGAACTCCTTTTTCAGCTGGCACAGTTGATTTTACCGATAGTTGCACAATGAAAATTAACCAGGAAGTGTCTAGAAGGGCAGCTCTTATGCAGTACATTGCCATTTTAGGGGGAGAAATTGAATATAACGGCTACTTAATTAATATCCGTAAGCACCGTGGCAGTATGGAGTACCAGCCGGTAATGGGTTCGAAAAACGTTACTAATGTGTCTGTTTCTCACGATTCAAGGGAAAATGCATCTTCCTATAATATTTCATTCTTTAAACTATTGAATCTAGCAGTTGGAGATAATGTCCATATTGTATTCAAACCACTCGGTATTGATGTGAAAACAAGGATTATCTCATTGGAATATAACCCCTTCTATCGTTATAACATTCAAGTTGAGGTTGGCAGATACAAACCAAGTATTTCGGATACTTTTTATCGGATAGAAAACTCAATGAGCAAAGTGGAAAGCTCTCTGAATGATGTGGGCAGCTCTGTTGATGGTCTTAAGTACCAAATGGACCAACTTGGGGTTTCTTACACAATCGTAAAAAATCTAACGGTTGATGGTAGTTTTATTAATGTAACTTACGAAGTGGAAAAAGGGGATACACATCAATATCATGTTAAATATAGCTATTCCACTGATGGTAGCGGTAGAATTACGAGCATTACTTTAGAGGATATATTTTCAGAGCTTTTATTAAAAGAAGTGTCCACTTTGTTGGTGGATGCAGCGAGATTTGAAATCACATATGCAGATGGAGAGACGGCAAGTTATAACTATACGACCGATAGCAGTGGTCGGATTACTGGAATTGAAAAGGTGGTGGGATAGGGCATGAGTTACCATAGTAATTTTAACAATACACTAGCAATCTGGACTGCTTTTGGAGGCAGGGGTGAACTCATTCTTCCCATCCCCACCTTAAGTTGGCATAGAAAATATTATAACGATTTTGGCTATACCAAGTATGGAAGTGAAACAAGAATTGATGTTCACGACAATGGGAACGCACAGATTGCGGTGTATCGTGCAAAGACCCCATATACGTCCTACTACAATAAAACCACTGGAAAATGGACCGTGGTGAATGTTTCTTGGTGGAATAATGGTGCCCCAGAAATTTTATGGGCAGGTGACGGTGTGTTTTTAGCCAAAATTATAGGCTTGGCCAATATTATCGCTTCTTTTGATGGCATCACCTGGTATAATGCTGGTTACTGTCAAGGAGCACAAAACTCCATGACGACTGGAGCATATGACATAAATAGGGGAGCCGGAGTGGTTAGTTGGTGGTATTATAAGTCTCCTGTATATTACAATTTTGCTTCGTTAACACAAAGAGTGGCTTGGACTTTGGTAGGTGCTGACGGGACATCTGTTCCCATCTTTAGCTATATGACCGCCCATAAAGGGAGATTTATCGGAATCGTTGGAGGTGATCGGTCGATTGCATCGGCAAGTACTTCAAGCCCAGGTACATGGACAACCACCATTCCAGAGGATTTAAATACTTATTATATGTATATCCGTTCGGTTCACGATAAACTTTTTGTAATGAAATATCGATATGTTAGTGGAATCTTTCATGTGAATTTGTGTGTCATGAACGATAGTGCTACAGAGCTGATAGAAACAAACCTATCTCATGTTGGGAATCTGGCCAATAACAACATTCCGAATCCACAGAACATCATTTGGATGGAAGATTGGGGAAAATATGCTCTTTTCAATGAAGGCATGCTTTATGTATCGGCTGATGGTCTGACTTGGGAAGGAGTCGAACAACCGGGATTTACTACTACCAATTCAGATACATTTGGCGGGGCTATCTATGTACCGGGTGACGGATTTTATGTGAAAGCTAGTGGTTATGTGTATTATGCACCGTATTAAATAATGAAAATACAGGCGCTTGGTGGCTCTCTTGTCACAGGCGCCTTTTTATATAGATTAAACAGATGGAGAGCGAGGGGAGAACATGGCAATAAAAGAGCTTTGGGTAATTTTGCAAACTGTAATTGCAGTATTGGGCGGTTGGTTGGGTTGGTTTCTTGGGGGACTTGATGGATTTTTATATGCTCTCATTATTTTTGTCATTGTGGATTACATTACTGGCATTATGGTGGCGATTATCAATAAAGAGCTTTCAAGTGAAATTGGAGCAAGAGGAATTTTTAAAAAGATACTTATTTTTATACTTGTCGGGATTGCTCATATCATTGACAGCCGACTGATTGGTGAGGGCAGTGTCATTCGCACAGCCGTCATCTTTTTTTATCTCTCAAATGAGGGCATCAGCATAATGGAAAATGGCTCAAGAATCGGGCTTCCAATTCCACAAAAATTGAAAGATGTCTTAGCTCAATTACATGGCAAGGGGGATGATAAAAATGAAACTAAACACTAAATATATGACGAGAAATGATTGTTTTACAGCAGGAAAGAAGATTACTCCAAAAGGAATTATGGTCCATTCTACTGCAACTCCGGGTGTGATGGCAGCAGACTGGTTCAGTCGTTGGAATAAGTCGTACAAAGCGGGTGAAACCAATCGTCAAGTTTGTGTTCACGCTTTTGTTGATGACAAAGAAGTATGGCAGTACTTACCTTGGAACCATAGAGGTTGGCACTGTGGTGGAGCGGGGAACAACACTCATATTGGTATTGAAATTTGTGAACCAGCGGGGTTTTCCTATGGTAAGGGATCTACGATGGTTGGCTACAATGTCTCAAAGAATGAAGCTTATTTTAGAAAGGCTTGGCAGAATGCAGTGGAGCTTTGTGTGATGCTTTGCCGAGAATATGATTTAACAGAAAAAGATATCATTTGCCATTCGGAGGGTCATAAACTGGGCATCGCAAATAATCATGCAGATGTGATGCACTGGTTTCCTAAGCATGGAAAGAGTATGAATACCTTTCGTGCAGATGTGAAGAAGCTACTGAGTACAGAAAATAAAGCAGCAGAGCCGGTGAAAAAGAAATATTACCGTGTGCAGATCGGTGCATATTCGGACAAAGCAAATGCTGAGGCACAGCTTGTCAAAGCTAAAAAGGCAGGCTTTACGGATGCATTTATTAAGTATGATTAATAAATTGGTAAGCTAATAAGCAGTGTTTCTTGATTTTAATCGAGTTTCCCAAATAAAATATTAAACTATTAGATTTATGCAGCCTGTAGGGGTTCTTCCCTTGCAGGCTCTTTTTTTATGCTCTGATTCATATTAAATTTTTCAAATCCTCAACTTCGATCTGTTCCCACGGCTATTAGGTAGGAGGTGATTCCTAGTGAATCAGTACGAAGATAAAAAGATTACAAAGATTTCAGATGTGATTATAGACAAAAGCGTTGAATTAAAGAGAGTATCACAGGAACAGCTACAGCGTGAGTTTGATTATATCCAGGCAGAAAAATTACTAAGAAAGATGCTCGGAAAAGGCTTAATAACTGAAATAGAGTTCCACAAGATAGACGCACTAAATCGCCAAACTTTCTCCCCTTTTTTAGCAGAGATAATGCCCTGAAATCGTTGATATATAAGGGTTTCAGAGGTAATATGTGACATACCAAGAAGGAGGTGAGAGGATGAAAAAGATAACGAAAATAGAAGGAAATCTAGCCAACTCTTTTATTAAGCCAAAAACACGAGTAGTTGCCTACTGCCGAGTTTCAACAGATAGTAATGAACAGCTAGTCAGCTTGCAAGCACAAAAGGCCCATTATGAAACCTACATAAAGGCGAATCCAGAATGGGAATATGCTGGCCTATATTATGACGAGGGAATCAGCGGCACGAAAAAGGAAAACCGCTCTGACCTACTTAGAATGTTATCAGAATGTGAAACTGGGAGAATTGACTTAATCATTACAAAGTCCATCAGCCGATTTGCGAGAAATACTACAGATTGCTTGGAGATGGTTCGTAAACTGATCCACCTTGGGGTTCATATCTATTTTGAGAAGGAAAACATCAATACGGGTTCAATGGAAAGTGAATTGATGCTCTCCATTTTAAGTGGGCTTGCAGAAAGTGAGTCAATTTCCATTTCTGAAAATATTAAATGGGCCATTCAAAGACGATTTCAAAACGGAACCTATAAAATTTCCTATCCACCATATGGGTATCAAAACATTGACGGTCAGATGATAGTAAACCCCAAGCAGGCTGAAGTTGTGAAGTATATTTTTGCAGAGGTGTTATCGGGCAAAGGCACACAGAAAGTTGCAAATGATCTTAATCAAAAGGGTATCCCTTCAAGAAAAGGTGGTCGTTGGACAGCTACTACGATTCGAGGGATTCTGACCAATGAAAAATATACTGGCAATGTTATTTTGCAAAAGACTTATACTGACAGACATTTTAATAGGCACACTAATTATGGTGAGAAAAATATGTATCTAGTAGAAAACCATCATGAGGCAATTATCAGCCATGAGGATTTTGAAGCAGTAGATGCCATTCTTAATCAGAGAGCAAAAGAAAAAGGCATCGAAAAGCGCAACAGCAAATATCTAAACCGATATTCTTTCTCCAGTAAAATTATCTGCTCTGAATGTGGCAGTACCTTTAAAAGACGGGTTCATTCAACTGGAACAAAAAAATACATCGCTTGGTGCTGCAGTAAGCATATAA